CTACATTAAGATTATCAACAAAAGTTTTATCTACAGTAGAATTAATTTTTGTAGCTACCCTAGAATCTGTGTAATAGAGATTATTACTGCCCTCGGCCACTGAATCAGAATTGCCCTGGGTATAAGTTAAAACCCCAGTTGTTGAATTGTATGCAAGCTGTGTGGATCCTTCAGATATGGCAGCTCTTGCCCTGGCATCTGTGTAATAAAGATTGGTGTTTTCTGCGATGTTTGCTGAGGTCAATACCACAGCTCCAGTTTGTGTATTAACAGAAGTAACAGCAGAAGTTGCCTGGCTAAATGAAATTACACCAGTGCTTGAGTTGTATGCAAGATCTCCGCTAGCTGATATTGCAGATCTGGATCTTGCTGTTGTGTGATATAAATTTGTTGAGCCTTCGCTCAGATCATCTGTATCGTGATTAGATAAAGTTGAAACTTGGCCAGTAACATTTCCAATGACTGTGCCTTCTATGTTGGCCACTAAAGTTCCCAGGGCTGATAAAGATATGTTGCCTGTTCCTGTGCCATCTGCTGTGGTTAGTCCTAATGTAAATTTATCAGTTGATTCATCCCACATAAAGATTGCATTGTTTTGATTGCCTCTTTGGATAAGCATTCCAGAATCATTAACTGGCGTTCCAGTTAAGTTGGCATTAAGTTCAAATAAATTATCTTCTACTTTTAAATTTGTTGTGTTTAGATATGTGAGATCTCCATTAACTGTTAGATCTCCTGCAACTGTTAAATCATTTCCTATGCTTACATCATTTGGCAGCCCAATAGTTACAGCTGAGGTTTCAGATCCGCTGCCAGATACCTCAATCTCATTGGTGGTGCCTGCAATGGTGGCCACATAATTTCCTGTGGTTTTTGTTCCCAGTGCAACTGCATTATCTGCAAGTGTGGTAGCCAAGGTTACATTGCCAGATCCATTAAAATTTACTGCCGCTGAAGTTACATCACCAGATATTTGAAAAGCTCTTTGTGTGGCCAGTATTGTGGCCGTGGCTGCATTGCCACTAGCGGATGCTGCAACTACATTTAAATTATCCACAAAGGCTTTGTTCACATAAGAATCAACTTTTGATGCCACTCTGGTATCTGTGTAATAGAGATTAGTATTTTCTGAAAGCTGCGATGTATTAAATGGGCTTAACGAAACAACACCAGTAAATGTTCCAGCTGCATCGTCATAAGCCCAGGTAAGGCCAGTTCCATTTTGAATTAAAGTTGCAACCCTGTCATCTGTTCTTTCGTTTGTAAAAAATAAATTTGTGGATCCTTCTGTTATGTTGTCTGTTGTTTTTGCGGCCAGTCTTGTATCCCATCTAGCATCTGTGTAATAGAGGTTGGATCCCTCTGTTAAGTTGGCCGTTGTTTTTGATGCCAGCCTGGTATCCCATCTAGCATCTGTGTAATAAAGATTGGATCCTTCACTTAGATCTGAGGTTGAATGATTAGATATATCACTTACTTGGCCAGTTACATTGCCAGTTACATTGCCAGTAACATTGCCAGTTAAAGCAGCTGTAACAACTCCAAAAACGACATTATCTGAGGTTCCAACCGCCTGGCCTATTGAGAAAGTAACTCCATTGCCAGAAGCTGCGGAAGAAATACCAGTGCCGCCTAGCAAAGACAATGATTCAGAATCAAGATCAATGCTGATTGAATTGGATCCATCTGTTATATCAAGATCCTGGGCAGTTACCTGGCCGTCAACATAAGTTTTAATTGCCTTGGCTGAGGCCAAAGTATTATCGGATCCAGAGGCTGAGTTTAGATCTGTATCCAGGACACCTGCTTTTAAATTATCAACTTCAACATTAGATAAAGTATTGTTATCAACATCTATTGTTTTATTTGTTAGTGTTTGTGATCCAGTTAAAGTTGTTACTGTTGAATCAATACTAAATGTAACTGTGTTCTCTGCTCCAAGTGTAGTTATTCCAGTTCCACCATTTAGGGTAAAAGTTTCTGAATCTAAATCAATTGAAAGAACACCACCGCTATCGCCTTGAAAATCTAAATCCTGGGCAGTTACCTGGCCATCAATATATGTTTTTAATGATTGTTGTGTGGCTAAAGCTGTTGCGGAATTACTGGCTAAATTATCTTCGTCTAAGATAGATGTAACTGTGGATCCACTGCTAAAAGATAGGCTGCTAATGCCATTGACTGTTCCGCCATTTATATCAACTGTGTTATCAGCTGAAATGCTAAAAGGTAAAGTTATCCAGGCTGAGTTACCGCTGTTGCGGATCTTCATTACTGAGTTTGTGGTATCAACCCAAAACTCATAGGCGAACATTGTTGCTGGCTGTGAGGCTCCAGAATTATTGCTAACTATGTCTAAAAGGTTTAGATTCAGCTCTGCCCTAAAGTTTGCCCCACTTTGATTGGCAAGATTGTAGTTAGTATTTTGGCTCATCTAGTACCCTTTTGTTGTTTATAAATTTTACTTCTATTGGAACAAATACGCATATATATTTTTATTCTGGTGGTGTAGGAAAAATTACATCTTCAAAACTATCATCATCTGTATATTGTGATGGTAAATCTCTTAATGCTTGTCTGTATGTTGCCCATTCTGCTTTCTTTGCATCTGTTAATGGGCTATCAACAGCCACAGTCCAATCACATGATTGCAACCTATAGAGCCTCTGGTTCCTTATCTTTTGTGTAGTTGATAAAGGATTTTCTGGTGTTGGTGCGTATATAGTAGTCATTATTGTTTATTTAATTTTAATGCTGTAATCCTAGTGCTAAAGCCACCTACATTTGGCGTTGTATTGTCTTGTATCACTTGCCCTTGCAGGGCTGCGGTATAAGAAGTGTTGGCCAAAAGTGTAATTTTTCCACCTAAAATAATAGGTTGAATTGCATTACCACCAGCTGGGGATTGGTAGTCTGCAACAACTGTTGAGCCAACAATTACTCTTGATTCAAGTTGGGTTGTAGTGTTAAAAGTACCGCCAACCATGCAGTTAGCTACTATTTGATAATCGCCAGCCTCTGCGGTTGTAAAATTTGCTGTTATTAAATTATTAAAATTATCAGAGCTTCTACCATCTCCAAAACCACTCGTGCCAGATGCACCATTTACAACCATGGCTCCCACTGCCCTTGTTCCTATTTGAGCAGAGGAAACTCCATCATTTTTAATAATTAGATTGCCGTTGCTATCACTTGAAATTGTTACGCCATCAAGTTTTAATTTAGTTGCCTCTAATTCATTAATCCTTGCATTGTTTATAAATACAGTTCCACCGCTGACAATAAATGGGCTAATGCTAGATCCAGAACCATTATCAATTTGAAAAGTATCAGCTAAAAATGAAACAATGCTTGTTGCACCAGTGCCAGAAGATGCGTTAGATCCTAAGACCATTTGAGCCACCTTGCCAGCTGCATTGGTTTTTAAAACAAAACCAGCAGAGGCATTGCCGTTTATATCTGTTATGGCCGTAGCGTTTGTAGTTACAGAGGAAGATACGCCATTAACTGTTGTGCTTAATGTAGATATATCACCAGCCAAAGCAGTATCTGCATTTGATCTGGTTGTTTGCTCAGTAGTTATTGCTGCTGCGTTTGTTCCTGTAGTAGCAGTTAAGGTTGTTATAGCTGTAGCATTGGCAGATGTATTGGTTGTTAAAGTAACAATGTTGCTTTGTGCTGTAGAAATATTTGAAGTGTTAGTGCCAACAGTTGAGCTTAAAGAATTGTAAAGCGTAACCAAAGATGAATCCCTGGCCTTATCCCAACCATTATTGGCTGCGTTTCTAACATAAATCTGGTTGTTATCGTCTGTATCTGCCCAAAGATCCTGGGCTTGTAAAGCATCACCATTTACTCTGGTGCTTGGTGCTGAGGTAGCTTTTATTAATTCAGTTGAGCTAGCACCACCAGCATTAATTGCGGCCACTAAATCTGTACCAGCTTTTGATAAAGTAACAGCTTGATTCTTTATATCAGCAGTATTTACTGGCTCTGTTGTTATGCTAAAAGTTAATGTTGCTGCATCTGATTCAACGCCCAAAGTATTAATTGAGCTAACACTAGCAACATAGTTAGTGCCTTTTGGTAAATAATTAAGATCTGCATTATTGGTATCAACAATTTTATTAGTTAGTTGATTGCCAGAGCTATCAACAATATTTACTCTAAAGGTGTAATCTGGAAAATCCGTTGGTACATTCCAGGCCAAAAAAGGCCTGGCAGTTGAGCTAGATCCGCTGTCTGTAAAAGCTAAACCAGTTGGAGCCTTTACAGCAAAGGCAGAAGGTAAATTAGATAATTCTTCTACCGCTTCTTGCGGTGGTACTTCCCAGGTATAAACATCAAAATACTCTATTAAGCTAACAGCAACTAAACCATTAGATTGTAGTTCTAAGGCTTCAACCCTACAAACTTTGCCGTTAAATCCAAGGCCAGAGTATGTCAAATTTACGATGTCTCCAACATTTAACTTATACATTTCTGGAGTTCCCATAAATTGCATTGTTGTCTGGTTTCTGCTTCTGGTTAAAATTGCTTTACCCATGTTGTAGGCTATATATGGATCTGAAACCAAAGGAAACTCAGCTTTAATTTCTAGCACTTCACCACCATCATCCGAGCTAAAATTTGGTGAAGAATCATGCAAAACTGTGGCGGTATCTAATTCGTATTTTTTATTAGCATTAAAAAATTCAATTACAACTTTATTGGCTTTCTTGTCCTTATTGCCATAATCAACACCTATACCAGATTCAGCTATTATGTGATTGTCATTAATGCTAAATGTTGATGAGCCTGTATCTTCAATTGATAATTCATATTTACCATCTATATACAAAAATATGCCTCGCATATTTGCCAAGAGTTCTTTTGCGTTGTCCATGACATTTTTATTTGTATCAACATAGCCATTACAATGAAATCTTTTTACTTTTAATAAGGATGAGCCAGTTTGCTGAGGAAAAGTTGCCGACAATACTTCATCTATATAAACTCTAAATTTTGGGCTTGCATCATAGAAGTTACTTCTTTGAATATCTTTTATTTCAACACTATCAAGAACACCATTGCCATTTGCATCGAATAAATCAAATAACTCAGCTATTTTGTTTTGATACCAAAGTTCATTAGCAGCAGCACCACCCACTTCTATAAAATCATCGCCAGTAACACCAGACCATATAAGAGTTTTTGCAGATCCATTAAAATATGGTTGATCTACTTGCGTATCACAAACATTAGCAGCCGCTGTAAAAGTTGACATATCTATTTGTGCGGATGTGAGGCCTTTGCCATATTCATTATTTGTAATGTAATCAAGAAAACATAAAGCTGGATTGTCTGAATGCTTGTAAGTAGAAACAGTGCCGAATGTTTGGCTTGAATCTCTGGGATCAAAAACTTTTTTACCTCTTACCTGCACTGTCAATTGTGGCACGCCTCGCCACATTCCTTCTTTGTCATAGCCGTAATGTGCCACTATGTAGCAAATACCATCAAGCCTATGTGTTGTAGTCCAATTTGGCATAGATGCAACAAGCATAGGATCTGCTGTTTGTGATGCAGCTCCATGATGTAGATTCATTACATATCTATATTTAGCTGCAGGATCTGTTCCAAAAGTTCCGCCAGAAAGGTTTAAGCTATTTGTGCCATTTTGTGAAGCTGTATTTAAAGATCCAGAACCAGAAGATATTTTATCTGAACCTATATAACCGCCATTTTTAAATCTTGCTGAATCTGTTAAAGGGTTTCCATCTAGTTCTATTGTCGTACCAATAATTTCATCACATTCACCAACTGATAAAGCATAAACAACATACATATCTCTGGAATCATTATCTGAAACATCCATGTAGATAATTTGTGTTCCAACCCTTCTTGTTCCATAGATAATTCCAATTTTTCCACCCATAGAAGTTTTGTTGGCCAATATGTCTTGGCCTTTGGCAAGCATTGCCCTGGCCTGCATAAATCCTTTAACACCTACTACTAAAGTTGCTGCTGTTAAAGCAACTTGTATTTGTGTTATTAGTTTAGCCTCGGCAAAGAGTGCAAAAGCAGCTTTAAAAAATTCACCAACAGCAGCAAAAAAATTCATTACATTCCCCACCTAACATCTTCTTTAACCTGGCCAGCAAATTCTAGGCCTCTATCTCCAGCACTAAAATTTAGTTGAGATTCATCTGAGTAATGCCTGCCTTTAGTTAAATTCCAATTTGCCCAATGACTAGCAACAACCATAGATAAATTTGAGCTATCTATATTTTCATTGATAGATACATTTCTTATTTGGCCAGTAAAAAAGTTAATTGCACCAACAATGCTTTCGTTTGCATCAAAATAAGCTAAATAAACTTCTGCTGTTTTGTCTGTAAATTCTCCGTTTTGCACCAGGGATCTAACTTGATCTGTAATGTTTGAAAAACCAATGTTGATTTCATTTACTTGCAGTTGGCCAGTTTCAGTTGTTGAATCTACTGAAAGAAAAGATCCACCAGCTTCATAAGTATTAGAATCATAAGAAACATTCGTGTACCAATCTGTAAGCCTAATTACTGTTGATAAATTTAACTCAACCAAAAAAGCTGTCTTGGTTGCATTTGCTGATACCTGGTTTTGTATAGCTGTTGATAAACTTCTTGGCATTATGTAATGGCCTCTCGCACATCAAATGTGATGCTGTAGAAGCCACTTGCATTAGTTACATACATGATTTCATTGCTGGCAAGATAAACAGTGTAGCTAGGCTTATTAACAGTAACGGCTTCATTGTTTGCAAGGCTGGCCACTAGATTTGGCGATATGCTTATTGTTGCAGATCCAGCTGAAGCATTAGCATTGGCCGTAACCATATACACCTTTGTATGGCCTGCAAATTTAATTTTATCGCCAGCTTTTAACACGCCAGTAGTTTGCGAAAAACCATCCATTGCAATGGTGCTATCACCAGCAACATGAGCCGCATTAACCAATATATCTGTTTCAGATTTACTAGATCCCAAATTATCTATAGGCTCTACAATTGTAAAATCTTCAAATGAGCCTTTTTGTTTTTGTAAAAATGCAAATACTTCCTGGCCTTTTTCTTGTTGCATTGGTGGCATTTGCACTGTAAATGAAAAAAACTGTGAGCCAATTTGTCTGACTTGTTTGCGGCCAGATAAAGTTTGGTTAACAAGTGTTGGAGTATCGCCTTTAAAATTTATAGTGCTAAAATTTGGATCTGTTGGAAATTGACCAGCCATTTATACAACCCCCATTTTGCCTTGATTGTTCATGGCTTTATTTATTATTGATGTGATTAAACCTTTTCTTGAT